CGGTAATCATGTCCCTCTCTGAGGTGGCTGCCCGCTGGCTCGAGGCCCAGGATGACGATGAGAAGCTGCAGAAGTGGTACAACCTGATCGCCGGAGCCACCTACACCTACCATAAAAAGGAGCGCCCCTACCATCAGATCCTGGCCCTGCGCGACGACCGCCCCGAGGGCCTGGTACCGTCCGTGCCGATCTCCGCCATCACTTGTGTGGCCGACATGCAAAAGCGCGGCTTCTGGTACAAGATTACCGCCTGGGGGTACGGACTGGAGCAGGAGAGTTGGACCCTCAAGGCGGGGTTTGTCGACTCATGGGAGTCCCTGCGGCTCATCATGTTTGAGTCCCAGTTCCAGGACGTGCACGGCAACCAGTACATCGTCACCCTCAGGGGAATGGATTCCGGCGGCGGGGAAGGAGAGGATCACCAGGACCTCTCCCGCACCGCCGAAGCGTACCTATTTGCCGCCGCCAATCCCGGCGTGGTCCTTTTCAAAGGTCGCCAGCGCATGGCCCGGCAGTACAACGTGACCGATCTGGACAGGATCCCCGGCACCAATAAGCCGCTCCCCGGGTCGGCCAAGCTCTATACCATCCACACTACGTTCTTCAAAGACAAGCTGGCCGGCAAGCTGCAAGTAAGCCCCTCCGACCCCGGCGCGTGGCACCTGCACAAGGACATAGATGAAGATTTCGCGAAGCAGATGTGCGTCGAGTTCAAGAACAACCAGGGCTACTACGAATGCCCCAAAGGTAAAGATAACCACTACTGGGACTGCAGCCAGATGGAGCTCGCCCTGGTGGAGATAGCGCAAGTCAAGATCTGGCAACAGCCGGAAGAAGTGCACCAAGGCCAGCAGGGCCGCAGGATCAGAGGTCAGGCCATACAAGCGTAGGAATGCCATTAAATGGAGGGTGGAACGTGAAAGTGAATGAAGTAGTACAGACAGGGGCACCGAAAATGCCGAAGCAGAAGATCACCGCCGCCGAGATCGCGGAGGTGAAGCGGGACCATATCCTGAAAAATCTGCTCTACTCTCCGGAGGAAGCCGGGCAGGTCCTGGGCAAGTCGCCGCGTACCATCAAAGACCTAGTGAAGGATGGAAAGTTGATTGCTGCCGATGATTCAATGTCTAGAGGAAAAATTTCCTGCGGCTACCGGGTCACGGCAGAGTCTCTCGAAGCATACCGAAAATCGATCATCGTTGATTACGAAAATTTGTCAGAATCGTAATTGACTTTGCAGATTTTTGGAAAAAGCTGACAAAAGCTTACAAAAGGTCACTTACGTCCCCCCCATAAAAGGCCGTACACTCGCCCCATTCAGTGAATCGAACGCGGAGAGTGTATGGCCGGTCTCACCCTTGAACATGCCGAAGCACAACTAGCCCTCTGGCTGGCGGCCGATTCCGCCCTTGCTGGCGGTGCCCAGTCTTACCGGATCGAGACCGCCCCCGGCACCTCCCGCCAGGTCACCAGGGCCGATGCCGCGCAGATCCAGCGCAACATTGACTTCTGGGACCAAAAGTGCAGGCAGCTTGGCCGCTCCGGCGGCATTGTGGTGCGGGGGGTCACCTTCGCGCCATGAGCCAAGTCGTGAAAAAGCACGCCAACTTAGACCCCCGCGGCAACATGCTGGACAGGTTCATCGCGGCCATAGCCCCCAGCGCCGGCGCCCGCCGCATGGAAACCCGCATGCGCATGGAGCTCGCCGCCAGTTTCTTTTCCGGCGGCGGCTACGAGGGGGGCTCTTCCACCCGCCGCGAAACCAACACCTGGACACCCTTACCCTCCGACGCTGACAGCGCCTCCCTCTACGACCTCTCCGCGCTCCGCTCTCGCTCCCGGGACGCGGAGAGGAACCAGCCGATAGCCACCGGCGCCATCGGCACCACCTGCATGAACGTGGTGGGGAACGGCCTGAAGCTCCAGTCCATGATCGACGCCGAGTTCCTCGGCCTCACCGACCAGCAGGCCGCCGCCTGGCAGCGCAACACCGAAAGGCGCTGGTCGTTGTGGGCCGACTCCAAGGACAGCGACCTGGAGCGCACCCGCAGTTTTGCCGCGAGTCTCGACGCCATCCTCTTCCAGCGCCTGGTCAATGGCGAATCTTTTGTGCTGCTCCCCATCGTGCCGCTCAAGGGACTCTCCAACCCGCTGCGCCTGCAACTTGTCGAGGCGGACCGGGTGGGCAACCCCGACCTACAGGTTGACCGATCCACCCTGGTTGCCGGTGTGGAAAAAGACCAGCACGGCGCCCCGGTCGCCTACCACATCCTGCGCGGACACCCAGGCAACATCCGATATCTGGACCAGACGCGCTACCAATGGGACCGCTACACCGCCTTCAACCCGCGCACCGGCCTGCGCAACGTCATTCACTACTATCGTTCCCGCCGGGGTGAAACCCGCGGCGTCCCCATGCTGGCCCCGGTACTGGAACCGCTGCGCATGCTGACCCGCTACACCCAGGCGGAGCTTATGGCTGCAGTGGTCTCGGCCATGTTCACGGTTTTTGTGAAAACCCCTACAGGCCAGGGCGCCGGCAACCTTATGCCCGCTCCCGGCGCGCGCCCCGTGGTCACGCAGGCGCAGGACGCCTCGGCCGGCAAGCCCGATCTCCAGCTCGGCAACGGGCTTATTCTCGACCTGCTGCCCGGAGAAGATGTCACCTTTGCCGACCCCAATCGTCCCAACAGCGGCTTCGACCCCTTTTTCCTGGCCATGGTCCGGCAGATCGGCATAGCGATCGGCATCCCTTACGAGGTGCTGATCAAGCACTACACAGCCTCCTATTCCGCCGCGCGAGCGGCCCTTCTGGACGCCTGGGCTTTTTTTCAGACCATGCGCGCCGACCTGGTCGACAACGTCTGCTCCATCGTCTACTCCGTCTGGATGGCGCAGGAAGTAGCTCAGGGAACCATTGCGGCCCCCGGCTTTTTCGCCTCCCCCATGGTCCGTGCGGCTTGGCTCGGCGGCCAGTGGAACGGCCCGTCCATGAAGCAGATCAACCCGAAAGATGAGGTCGAAGCCGCCAGGATCCGGGTGGAACAAGGCTTCACCACTCGGGCCGAGGAAACCGCCCAGATGAACGGCGGCGACTGGGAGACCAAGCACCGCCAGCGTGTCAAGGAAGAGCAGATGCGCAAGGAAGGAGGTCTCACGGATGTCCCCACCAAGGTTCAAAAGACCATCACCCAGTCGGTAGACGAAACCTCGGACGCCGCCGACGCTCCCGACAAGCCGGAGGCTGCATGAGAAATATGCTGATTGCCGAACTTCTTTTCAACCGCCCGCTGATGATTTCGGAGGCGAAACTCAACGTCATACTGCACGTGCTCGGCCCGAGGATGAACCTTGACCTTTCCGGCATGCCCCAGCAGGAAGCGGCTGTCCTTTCCGACGACGACAGGCGTATGGCGGGGTACCGCGTCAACGATGGCATTGCCACCATCGGCATCTACGGTCCGCTCCTGAACCGCGTGCTCCGGTCCGAGTTTCCCAGCGGCGGCCCCACAACCTACGCCGACATTCGCAACTCCTTCGATACCGCCCTGGCCGACGACGGCGTGAGGGAGATCAAGATGGAAATCGACTCCTGCGGTGGCGACGTTTCCGGCGCTTTCGACCTGGCCGATCACATCTACGAGTCGCGCGGGCAAAAGCCGATCACCGCCGTGGTCAATGAGTCCGCTTTCAGCGCCGGATATCTGCTGGCAAGCGCGGCGGGGAAGATCGTTCTGCCCCGCACCGCCAACGTGGGAAGCATCGGCGTGATCATGACCCACGCCGATTTCTCCCGCGCAGAAGATGAGGCGGGCATCACGGTCACGCACATTTTTGCAGGGTCGAAAAAAGCTCATTTTTCGCCGCACCAGCCGCTGGCCGAGGAGGCCCATGCCGATGCCGTGGCGATGGTTACCGGTACCTATGAACTTTTCGTCGCCACCGTGGCCCGTAACCGCAACATGAGCGAAGCGGATGTCCGCGGCACCGATGCGGGGATTTTCCAGGCACAGAAGGCCGTAAAAATGGGCCTGGCCGACGAGATCATGCCGGTAGCCAAGGCGATGAAAACCAGACACATGACGAATATGCCCATGGGGGGCAACAGCAGATCCGTAACGGGCGGGAAAGCCTCAGCGGAAATACCAAAGGGGGAGAACAAGATGACCAAGGAAGAACTCAGAGAACAATATCCCGCCCTTTACTCGGAAGTGTTCGAGGCCGGCGCCACCGTCGAGCGGGCAAGAATCCAGGGGGTCCTTTCGCTGCCGGGCGCTGCGGCCACGGCGCACAAGGACCTCATCAACCGACTCGCTTTCGACGGCCAGAGTACCGCCGCCGAAGCGGCTCACCAGGTTCTTCTGACCGAGGACCAGTTGCGTCAGCAGGCCGCGCGGGATATCGCCGAGGGCGCAGCAGATCCTGCCCCGGTCGCAGCCGCCGAAGGGGCCGGCGAAGGGGAGGTACAGGCCTCAGCCGAAACCAAGTCGGTCTCGGAGAAAATGATCACGATGGCAAACGAGGGGAGATAAACCCCGCAGCAATTTCAAGTCCATAAGGAGGACACCATGGAAACATTCGCGTACGACAACCTCTTTGCCGGCTGCGGGCCCTGCGGTTCCGATACCGGCACCCTGCTCTCCGGCGAAAACCGCAAGCGCGGCGCCGTCCTGGGCAAGATCACCAGGGCGCTCGGCGCT